CACCACCACCTAATGTAATATCCTCATCAGGAAGAGTAACTGTCCTATCTGTCGAAGTATTTGGAGCAGTTAGAGTTATGACTCCTGTTCCTGAAGCGTTGCCTTGTATTTTTACTTTACTCATTATGCTATCACCCAAGTTGAACCAGTAGGTATTGTGACTGATACCCCTGAATTGATTGTAATTGGCCCAGCAGTTAAAGCATTGTTGCCACTTGTTATGCTATAGTTAGCTGCTATGGTGTGTGCGTGTTCGTATAGACCTTCGTCTGTAGTGTTACCACCGCCTACTGGAGACCAAGCTGAACCATCGTAAATCTCAGCACTGGTATCTGTTGTGTTAAACCTAATAAAACCAGCAGAAGGTGAACCATCTCTTTGACCTGTCGTTCCAGCTGGTAAAGCACCAGAGCCTGTAGCTGATGTCTTAGTAACTACTGTTGATGAATCTATAGCTACATCTGCCCAAGCACTTCCAGAGTAAACTCTCATTCTGTTATTGCCTGTGTTGAAGTACATATCGCCAGCTGTTAAAGCATCACCATCGTTATCCACTGTAGGGTCGCTTGACTTAGCCCCTAGGTAAACATCATCAAAGTTATCTGCTGACGCTGCTGCTGCTGCTGCACTCGCTGCTGCTGCTGTGGCACTAGACGCTGAATTAGTAGCTTGTGTTGTCGCTGTAGTAGCCGAGCTTGCTGCACCTGTTGCTGACGAAGCAGCTGCTGTAGCTTGTGTCGTAGCAGTTGTTGCGTGACCCGAAGCAGTAGAAGCTGATGAAGCTGCTGCTGTCGCACTAGAAGCTGCTGCTGTTGCTTTTGTCGTAGCAGTTGATGCACTCGTTGAAGCAGAGGTAGCACTTGTTGCTGCTGCTGTTGCACTAGACGCTGCGTTGGTCTCTGCTGTCTCTGCGTTAGTTTCAGCTGTTTCAGCATTTGTTTCAGCTGTCTCTGCGTTAGTCTCTGCTGTCTCAGCTGCTGTCTTTGCAGTTTCTGCTGCTGTCTTAGCTGTATCTGCTCCAGTTTTAGAAGTAGCTGCTGCTGAAGCTGAACTGGCTGCTGCTGTTGCAGAAGTTGCAGCTGCTGTAGCCGATGTGGCTGCTGCTGTAGCTGACGTTGCTGCTGCTGCCGAGTCTATTAATAAAGCCCATTTTGCTACATCAGTGTTTGAACTGATTGGCTGTGAACCTGAAGACGTATGAGCTGTTGTACATATATAGACGTTACTGTTTGATGTATCTTTAATTAAGTCTCTAATAGCATAAGTTGTCGAAGCTGCCCAGTTTCCTGTCCACTCTCCAAGTTCCTGTGTAATTGTTGGGTCTCCAGTAGACGAGAACGATAATACTTTGTTAGCTCTGTCTGAAGCATTTTCAGTAAACTCAGATAATGGTATGCCTGTTGTGAACTGTCCAAATCTTAGAGTCCTTGAGTTAAGGTCATACTCAATTTGCTGAATCATCATTGCCAGCTTATCGAGGTCATCGTTAAGAGTCTCAGCAAGTAAGTCACCGTTGGTCTGGTAGTCTGATGTTCTTGCTACTGGCATATCACGATAGATTGTGACGATGTCTCCAGTAGTAGCTCCAGTACCTAGAGTTACATTTCCACCATTATCTGTTCCAGCTCCAGATACGGTGTAATGTGTTGTAAGGGTTTTTAAAGTTGACCCTATATAAACTTTAATATCTGCATCAGCAAAAATGGGGAACGAGTAGGCGAATACAGTCTGCCCATTTGTCGCTGTATATTGGTTACGAGGTGTTAAATCACCTACACTTATTGTTGCCATACTATATTCCTATATTTCTCATTGCATAAATTCAGGAGTAAGTTCTCCCATCTTCCACCAATACCCTTGGTCATAGTTTTTCTTCCTAGATTTCATCTTTCTTTTCCAGCTTTTTTGTGCTTTAGGGTCTATCATTTTTTGTAAAGTTTCAAACAAACCATGCTCAAGTAAAGCTCTGGTGTACCAAAGAGATGAAGCTACTGGTGTGTGTCTTGAGACAAATTCACTTATATCTCTGCCTACGTTTGTGTCTTTTCCTTGTGACATTTCTTGTACCTGACCCACTGTTAATTTAAGTAAGTCCTCAATAGTTCCAATCATAGGACTCGCTAATGTTTGCCATAAACCACCACCATATCTGTTTTGGTCTTCAAACAAAAAGTCACCATAAATTCCAGCACCACCACCTTGCATATATGCTGCCCCCCAAAATTCTTTAGTAGACATATCTCTTAACTCACGACCTCTACTTAAATCTTTAAGTTGTAGTGCCATTGCACCAAAGATAATTGAGCCAACAGTTAATTGTGCTAAATATGAAACTCTTGATTTCAAACCTTCTTGTGTAAAACCTCTATAAAGGTGATTAGCAATAACTAACATGGGAAAAGTTTTGTACATAAAAACATTCCTAAATATTTCACCACCAGCTGTACCTTTAGCACGACCACCTGTCACAATTGCTCTCATTCTGTCATCAGGCATTAACACAGCGTAATCTGTTTCAGTGTTAATCATTCTTTGAACTTTAGCGTTTAATTTGTTTGCAACATCAGCACTAATATCAGTTCTATCTGTCATATTAGTTAGAGCAAAATAATCTTCACCTTCAAACTTTGCCATACCTGTGTCACGTATAACATTCCAATCTTCAGGACTAATATCGTAACGCTTTAAACCAGCTTTAAAACTTTTTGGAAGTTGAGCATAAGATTTAGAAGACATATCAGCAATCATTTCAAATGCAACCATTCCGTATGCTGTTCTTAATGAATCTGTCCAAGGTGCTAACCCTGAAGCTCGTAATGTAAAATCAGCAGCTGTAGTTGTCCAATCTTCACCATTAATATCTGCAAAACGATTTGCACCACCAGCTCTTGAAGTAAAAGCATCAGCAACTAAGCCCATTCTAATAGCTTGAACTTTTTGTTTATTTGAAGCCATAACCTTGACAGCTTTTTTCATAACCCTAGATACTGGCAAGCCATTAAATTTAGCAGTTATAGCTACAGAAGGTAAGTCAGCAATAGAAGACAACATAGCACTTCCTAAATCAGTTGCTACTTGAATTGCCCTAGCTTGTTGTAATTTAAGTCCTAACCATGGCTGACCAGCTTGATTTACTTTTCCAGTTGTAACGCTCCAAATAGCTTCTGCAAAACCTGTGTCTAAACCATCTTTAAATTTTACTTTACCTCTGTTACGTATCTTTTCTTCTGCTCTTGCTAAGTCCATAAAGTATCTAAATTCAACTTCAGGATTAGTACCCATCTTTTCAAGTAAAGCAATTTCTAAAGACATGCTTTCTATGTGGTCTGTTATAGTCGTATAAAAGTTATTTTCACCATACTTATCATTGACCTTCATCCACATATCTGGGTCTTTAAATAACAAAACTCGATGTTCTTGATGTCTATTAGCAAATGACCTTTTACCCATAGTTCCAGCTTCTATCTTATTCATGCCATTAGTAGTAATAGTGTCATAAGAAGCTGCTAACAAATCACGTAGCTCAGTATCATTTAGTGGAAGCTCTAAGTCATTTTTCATCTTAGCTCTATCCATTAAAGGAAACATCTCTTCAACCCAATCTTCTTTTGAAATAGCTGCTGTTCTTTCAGCATTCCATTTGTGTGGAAACCAATTGTCTAATCTTTTAATATCTGAACCAGCTGCATTTGACATTTCTCTTACTGAGTCAAACATCTTAGTAACTGATTGTGCATGTTTTTTAGCTACAGCATCGCCAGTGCTTTTGCCTTGAATTTCTAAAACTGTATTTCTAGCTAATTCTGTATCTTGTGTAAGACCAGCTTTTTTAGTTCTAAGGTCATTCATTACATCAGCAATTTGAGAATGGAAGCCACCAACTAAACCTCTAGCTTTGTAGTAAACATTGTCAGAAGCCACTCTACCTTTTAGGTCTTTAACTAACATTGTAATAAGGCCCATTGCTTTACTATCTTCGTGAGCATTAACTTGTCTCAAATTGTCAGCTCTTTTTAAAGCATTGCTTGCTGCTCTTGCTTTATCTTTAGCCAGCTGTATTTTCTTTTGCTCTAATGTCTTTTTAATAGCGTGCTTTCTTGCAGCTCTTGAGTTAACACCAACACCTGTATTCATGTGTTCAACAAACATATCAATATTTTTTTCTAACTCTTGAGCCACTTCTTTAGAAATCTTTCCAGCGTCTAATGCTTGTGATATACACTTATCCATTACGCAGCTGCTCCCATAACACAAGAAAATATGTCATCCATTGCTTTGTCTTGATTGTCTATTTCTTCAAAGACTTCTTTAGCTGGCCTAGTAGATACTTCTAGCTCTCCAGTTACATCATCTGTTTTAAATGTAGGCACTTCCATAAACAGACCATCGTCAGCATCTATCATTTCTTGGACATCTTGTATTTGTGATTTAGCTAAGTCATCTTGCTCTGCTTTATCTAAACGAAGCTCAACATTGCGTGGCTGTGTTTGTTTTAAAATCTCATCATTTCTTGTAACTATAATGGCATCTTCAGGGTCAAATAAAACAAAATTACGAGACCCTCCATCTTCTAATTTTTTACTAGGGCCATCTATGTGTTTATTACCTTTTATACCTTTACTTAATAAATATTCAGACGTTAATCTGTCTGCATTTTTATTGTTTACACCATCACGAATTTTTTGAATGTTTTGGCTAATTTTTTTATAAATGTCTTGTCCATTACCAATCCATTGCTCTAATTCCATCTCTTGTCTTACATCTTCTAATACGTCTTTAACAAAAGGTTTTTGTCCAGCAATTCCAATATCTAAATCAATCATTTTTTCAATTGAAGATTCAGGTATATCTATTTCATACAAATAATCACCTGATGTATCTAAATCAGTGCGTTCTATATCTTTTCCTCTAAGTACATCATTTCTATTTTTACTTTTTGATGGAACATAAAATTCTGCTTCTTTTTTAGATTGAGCTACATAATGTCCATATCCAAAAGCCTGTCCTCCAGAACCACTACTCATAAATTCGTTTTCAAACTTTTCAAATTTAGCTCCAGAGCCATGATATGTTCTAACTACTTCTGGAACAGCTACATCATGAGCTGCGTAGATACGTTCAATCTCAGCATTGTCTAATACACGACCTTCCTCTAATGCTTGTCTAGCAGCTTGATATGCTTGAATGTGAGCGTTATGTGCTTCAGGCTCTACACCATCTACTACTTTGGCATAATTCTCTACTACAGCAGCGTCTTCTGCTTTGCCTTGTTTCTTTAATAATCTTGATGCTCTGAATAATTGTGTTGAGTCTAAAACAACACTACCAGTGCCACGAATAACTCCAGCTCCAGCTGATGCTCCAATAATTCTAAATGCTGCGTCTTGTAATGTGAATGGGCTGTTAATTTCTTTTTTCCAATCAGCTACTTGAGGAGTAATTGCAACTTCAGCAGCACCAGCTACAGCAGCTTCAATCTTAAAACTTCTCCAAGCATTACCTACAACTCCACGACCAACACTTGCTCCTCCAGTAATAGGAAGCGTAGCTAAAACTACGGGGTCAAGAAAATAAGCACCCATACTGACAATATTAGAAACTAAATCAACATTACTTGATGACCTTGCTACTAATCGAGATACTTCTTCTCTGTTTAATCTTGCTCTTTCTGCAATAGAAAATGCTAACTCATCAGGTGTTAATATGCCAGCTTCAGGATATTCTTTTTGTAATGCTTTTATATCGTCTACTGCTGCTTCATAAGTATCTTGGTTTTTTCTAGTTTTAATTGGCGTTAAATCTAGTTCACTGTCATATGTTACATTTGAATAGTTTTCACTCATCCAACTAACATTCCATTTTTCATCACCAGTAACATCATATAATTTTTTAAACTGGTCTCTTCTTCCAGCAGTTTCACTAACAAATTTTGATATACCTAATTCTTCATTCAATATAAATTTAAGTTTGGCTGACAACACTTCGCCCATGTTAGCTATGTTGTCTGTCTCAGCTCTAGCTGCTGAAGCTAAAACTTTGTCTGAGTTGTTTTTAAGCCCTACTTGGTCAAAATTAATCATTAGGCTGTTCCACTCTCAAATAACTTTCTTTCTTTAGCTCTTCTTTTAACAAGACCTTTTAATATTTTGTTACCTTGCTTAACGAAGCCTTGCTTAGAGTCAAATGCCTCAAACAAGAAACCTTCAATGTTTCCTTTGTTTAATTCTTTTAAAGCTTTAGACCTTTTAAAGTTACCAGCACCAATGTTAAATACCAGTGATGTTAAAGCTGTATGCTGTTTTGGAGTTAAGTCAACCTTCACTAACTTACTAATTGCTTTTTCTGCTACTGCTATATCTAATTTAAGGTATTGTTCAGCTTGTTCTTCTGTAATTGTTTCACCTTCTTTAGCTCTTCTTGTTGAACCATATCCTATTGAAACTGTACCTTTCTCTTTTTCTGCTGGTGTAGCGTAATAAGCTGTTAATTCTAAGCCCTCAAATGCTTTAATAAAAGATGTTGTGTCTGTTGCTCCACCTTGAAACTGCTCTTCAAGTTCACCAGCTTGGTCTCTTAAATTTAAAAAACCTTCATCACCAATAATGTCAGCTTCCATGTCATCTATTGGGTCATCTTCTATAACTTCAGTGCCTAACGTAAGACTGTTTGATATTTGCTCTCCAATTGATTTTGCTGGTTGTATATCAGAACGTAAATCAGTTGTTAATTTAGCTTGCTCTGGTGGAGGAGGAACATAAGTTAATACAAATGGCTTAATCTCTCCATCTTCACTTGTTGTTGTAAACCAATTTCCTGTCATGTTTTTAAGTGTGTATTCACCATGACCAACAGAATGTAATTTAGCTCTGCCACTGTTAATAATTTTTGCAACTTCAGCTGATTCCATTTCAGAAACACCACCCATAGAGTCAATGTCTTCTGCTGTAATAGACTTCATCCAATTTTCAACATCACCAGCATTCATGCCAGCTCTTGGTACTTCAATAACATAGTCTTGGTCTAATAGCCCAGCAACAAGCCCTGATGATTCTTGCCATTCTAATTGAACATGACCTCCAGTAACTTTATCTATTGCTTGTTGTAAAAGTTTAGGGTCATGACCTTCAGCACTAGAATAGTTTCCACTTTCAACCATCAATTGAGCATAAACAGATTTAATACCACTTCTTAAAATGTCAACATGATTTGGTGTTTCTACATACGCACCAGCAAAAGCAGTATCAATAACTTCATTTATTGTTGGCTGGTCTTTATCTGATACTTTAGCTATGTCAGGATAAATGTTATTTTTAAGTAAATCTTGACCTTTTAGTATTAATTGTGTTGTGTTTTTGTCACCTTGAAGCATCATGCCACTAGCAGCAGCGAATGCTCCTCCACCCTCTTTAAACATTAACTTATAGACTTCATCTGTTTTAGCACCAAATCCTTCTCCTAACTGTTGAAAGACTGCCATGTTATCTTCTACATTACCTTCATTAATAATAAAGCGTAAGCCATCTGCTTCAGCTTGAGACATTGGAGGAACTTTAACGCCATAAAATTGAGAAGCTGCTTCTGCCTCTGCTACTCTAGCTTGTAAAGTTTTAGGGTCAGATAAATTAAACGGGCTACCACTTACAACACCAGTTTCTAATGCTAAAGCGTATGGGTCTTTATCTAACATCTCTTTAGTGTGCTTGCGTATTTCAGCATAATTATTAAGCAATGCTTCTTTAACAGTACCCTCTGGAAGCTTTAAAGCTTTTTGCTCAGCCATATCCATTTGAATAAAGTTGTAACCTTTAAACGCATCTGAGTCTACTGAAATAGCTTGTGCATTAACAAGTGGTGCTTCTAATGATGTACCTTTGACTGTTCCTAGTAATGCTGTAATATCAAGGTCAGAGTTGCCAGCTTCTAATTCTTTTATTGCTGACTCTACTGCAATTTTAGCTGTTGCTTGGCTATTAGTTACTTTACGGTCTAACTCATTTATAAGTTTTTGATTTTGAGCTAATGGTGCGTCTATACTTGTTGGGTCATCTTTATATTCTTGTAATGCTGAGTTTGCTGCTGCAATACCATCAGTTTCTAACAACCTGTCAAATGCACCTTCTGTTATTCTAAGTTGTAACTTATCTTCTAATAAAGATTGTTGTTCTGCAAAAGAAGCAGCACTAATTAATCCAGCATCGACTGCATTTAGATTTCTTATTTTGTAATTTGCCATGACTTCATCGGTAGGCTCACCGAGATATGCCATGTCTTCCATTTCTGTAATATTGTTACTGTTAGCTGTAGCAATTTCAGCTACTTGACCTTCCTTAACTTTAACTTGAACATTGCCATTAATTTTAATTTGTGCTTTCTTAGAAATTCGCTCTAATGTATTTCTTATTAAAGCTGTTTCATAATCAGACTTACCTTCAGTTAAAACTTTATCTAAAGCTAAAGCCTCAGTAGCAAAACCATCAGGGTCTAACGGATAATTTTGTAAAGCAGTAGATAACGTATTTTCAATTTGATTAGTTATGCCAGCTTCATAAGAAGCAAGTATGCCTCTATTGTATGCGTCATTAAACGGAATACCAGCATCCATAAATTCTAAAGGGCCTTCACTGCCAGCAATTGTTCCAGCTTGCATGCCATCTAATGAGTCTTGAGCATTTCTAACACCTTTAGCCCTAGCTGCGTTTGCATTATTAATAGACCCCATTTGAGCTGCGAACCTATCCATAGTATTGGCTAGGGTCTCCCAAACACGAGCTTCACTCATATCGGCTGGCTGTACTTGCCTAGTCTGAGTAAATTTGTATTGTTCAAATGCCATGCTGTTAGTTGTAGCTGTTATAAGTGTTAGCAGCAGAAGCAACCCCACTAAGTAGACTCCCTCTTGCTTTAATTTGTCCTGTTCTTATTGCTGCGTCTGCTGAATTATTTAATGAACGAACTTGCTGTCTTGTATTAATGAGAGCAGCTCCTTGGTCTAACTCAAAGTTTTCTTTTGACGTTGCACGTATTGTTGTTGGAGAACCCGTAGCTGAATCAATACCAGCAGCAGCCCAATATGCTCTTTGTGATGCTAACGCTTGACGTAAGTTTTTTAATCTAATTAACTCTTCATCTTTAGCTTTGCTTTCTGCTTGTTCAGCTTGGTCTCTATATGCTTGAGCTTGCGCTTCTCCAGATTGCTCATGCGCTTTTGCTGCTTGTTGTGAGGCTGCTACTTGAGCCATTACTCCGATTAATTGCATTATCCTGTTACCTGTAGTTCAATTGTTAAACCCAATAAAGTCAAAGGCAATGGGTCGGTCTGTGTCACTGTGACCTGTGCTGTCTTTGAATATCCTAATATTGGGAGCGTTTTAATTCCTGTAAATGATTCTGGTGCTTGTCCTAACACACTAGAACCAAAACTTTTATTAGGTACAGCTTTGCCATTAATCTTTAAACCACTAGACTCATGAAGCTGAGCTGATACTCTATTAATTCTTCTTTTCTTAACATTGATTGGCCCACTTTGCAAAGCAATTGAAGAAGGCATTGTTTTAATCGTTACGTCAAAGTTAAGACCTACCTCAATGTTAGTTGCTGCTCTACTGAGGGTAATTGAACCGCCAGAAGGTGTAGCGTTATCCATAACTGATGAGTCAGCTCGCACACGACAAGCTTGACCATTAAGATGTGATAAGCCTGAAACTGCTGTTGATGATGATTGTGTTACTTGAATAGAAGCATCTGTGTAATAGCTATTGTCTAATGCCTCAACGTGATAAACAGTTGAACTATTAATCGTTCTTTTAACGTACAGGTAAACAATATCTTCTACAACTGCAACATCTAGAATATCTCCAGACGTTGTGTACTTTGTCCAAGCCATAACTTTCTCAGCTCGGTTAGTAATAAAGACTCCCATAGAGCCATCACCATTAACAACGTATAGATAGTTTCCTTCGTTATCTACATCTCCTGTTTGACTAGCCATAGCTACTGGGGCATTGGTTATGTGAGGGGCAAGCAAGTTCACCTCAGAGGAGACATAAGACGCTTCAGTGTATGTGAATATAAACTCACGCACTTGCTTACCGTTCCTTTGTATAAACATGGTCGCACCATCTACGTTAATTGGCTTGACCTTTTGTAAAACTCCAAATCTAGTTTGTCTTGATATGCGAACTGCTGATGGTTTGATTGGTGACTCTGGAATGTAGAATTCACCACCTGATGTAAAGACTTGTAAGTGCCTACCTGAAATAATATGATGTATCGCATTAACGCTGTCAGTATCAAGCGTGATGTCTACTGACTCATCATCACCACCTATACCTCTATCAAAGTTAAAGAAATCACCAATAACGCTACCCCATAATGTTTGAGGTCTAGCTGTAGAGTTACCCATCCATAACCTTGATTCATGGAAAGTTACTGTTTGTGGATAACCATGGGTTGCTGACCATACAGGCTCTTCTAAACTAACGTCTGTTCCATCTAATGTATTGTTATTTGTAAACTCTTTTAATAGTTCACCAGTAAGTGTTCGTGAGCCAGTATTGACTGATTCAATTCTTATTACACCATCATTACCTTCAAATATGCCACCTACATGGTCTGAGGTTATCTTTGAAGCTGTGTTACACGTTACAGTAACGTCTGAGCCTACTGAGTTCCAATTGCTGCCTATAGCAAAGGTAGCACTATCGTAGTCTGCGTTAAAGTCAAATGTAGGATAGTATGGAAATGTAATGGTTGACATTGTCCAAGTAGAATGTGAACCACCTCTTACAATTTTTCTAGGAGCATGTGAATGATGACAAACAATTAAAGTGTCTGCTGACTGAGTAACACCAATTTCACTAATCTGTGTTGCGTTGTATGGTGTTGTTATGTAGTCATTACCTGTACCATTTAAGCCAGTTTGTTTAACACCATCTTTGTAAACATACATTTTTGCATTAGCAAAGACCAATAGGTATGTCTGTGTGATATTAAACTCAAATTTAACAAATCGAACAGCAGTGTCGGTGAGGGTATCAATGTATTTCATCCCTCCTCTTCTTTTAACTCCACCTTGGCCCAAACAAATGACGTTCTCTAAAGTCTCAGCACCTTTGTAATAGCCATCATAGTCATGACGTGCTGCTAACCTAGGGTCTAGCTCTCCTGATGTAAACTGTGTTTGAGAGATGTTGACTCTTGCCATTTACCCTCTAGCGTTTATGAGTGGTGAGTTGCCAGCTGGTGCTGAAGAAGGAGACATTTGCGAATCTATGGTCTTACATTTAGCAAGTTGCTTTTCTGCCAAAGACGCATAATACTCCCCTTTTGTTGCACTCTCTGTGATTGGAATAGCAAACACAGAAGCTAATCTGTATTCAAGCAACTCAGCAAAGTATGCTGGTAGTAATGACTCATCAGGCTTGTACGTGTAATCAAGCACAACTGATGTATTGTCTGAATATAACTTACTACCATAAATTTGGTATTTCTCGTTTGCATCATCAATGTGTTGAGCGACTAAAAAGTCAGCTGGTAATTGATATGCGTATGCCCATTCGTTAACAGGTGTAGCTGTTAGTCTGGACAATGTAGCTTTACTTGAAGCAAATCTCCAAGGATGAAGTGTTAGTAAGGATTCATAAGTAGGCTCATATAAATTTGCAGCTACTAGAGCTGCTGTAGAATCATCTGTAAATGATGATATTGTTTCTTCACCAATCAGTAGCAACGCATTGGATGCTAGGTCAATGGATGTGTAATTTTTTACTGAAGACATAAACTAAAAGGTGATTTAGGAGGTTGAGGTGGATGTCTCTCTTCTTCTTTACTCATAAAGTAAGAAAAGCCCCCGAAGGGGCTTAACCTATTTAGTCAGAGTCAGTTGCTGTTACAACTAAAGCGTCATTAACGTCAACGACAGTGCCACTATTAGCAGATACTAGGTAAAACCCAGCTGCCAATGTACCACCTGTTGAAGTGTTCGCCATAATCATATCGCCAACTTGAACTTGTCCAGCTACATCATTGAAGTAACCAGAAGAGTCCACTGTTGCTGTCGCATCAGCTGTTGAATATCCCCACATTGTAGGAATAGCACTGTTTGCTGAAGTAGTCATGCGTGACCATTTACTTTTATCAAAAGCCATTTATATACTCCTTATTCA